CGGCTTCTGCAGTTCTATGACTATCGTAGATCGACCAATCCCACCTGGATCGTATCCCAATCATATGTCATATATCATATCCGCGTTTGGTGTCCCGTACACCCTCGAGACTATCTACGTTCAAAAACTCAGAACCAAGATATTGAAACCCGGGCGCATCTGTTCTCAGGGATGTCTCGGTATCAGCCCCGCTGAGCTGTTCCGGCAGATCGAAGCGGGTACCTACACCGGCTTTCCTCTGAAACATGGCGACACGATTCGTCTAGGCGAGAAGCAGATATCCGTTTCACTCCAATAAACGAGAAAAATCAACAGGCCACCGTCAAGATCGGGCCATTATTTTTGTTAAACGCCGTTATACTCGACGATAGCTTAACGATATACACGATAGACATGACGAGCATCCCCACAAACAAACTATACACAGCAATGCTAGGCCATTGGTATCGTTTGAGCTGATTGAAAAAGAGGAATATGGAAATAATGCCAAACACAATCAGCAGAATCGTTGATATCCAGAACATGACAAAATTGAAAATGATATCAGACACCTGTTGTTTACACGTGTTATCAAACATAACTCTGCAATTTTTGATCAGCGATGTAACAGCATCAGATACGACGCTTGTATTTATATTTGTCAGTTGGGAATTTATAGAATTCATATTTGTTTCTTTTTCTATATGTAGATTTTTGTGACAACAGAGTAGTAAGTCATGATTCTTTGGGATGATCTCTTGATTCGTTCTCGTGGTATACCGATTCCGCTATATCGCAAACCCGAAATCTCGCAGGCCTACCACGAAAATCGCATCAAAGTCTGCGCGGATTACGAACACTATTCGGATATGATCCTCGTGAATCATTTGCGTTGGAAGCGGATGGGAAAGAGCTCTCAGAGAACACGGGGCAGTTTATCGGTCAGGCTGGAGCCCAATCATTTTCCATATGATTTAGAACCGGGTATTGCTCATTTGGTCTTATGGTCTGTCATACCCCTTTCAGAAGGACAAATGCATCGGAAGATAAAGGATCAGCTCAAGCGCATGTATAAGTCAGAAGTTGAATACATAGCATTTGTTAATTTCGTTGAAGATCAAACAATACGAGATTTATGGCACGCCCATGTATTTGCAAGACCGCAAGGCTCGAACTTCTTCTAGCTAGTTTACTAAAAAATATATCCGATATATGGTAAGATGAGTAAAAGTAAAAGTATTACTAAATCATTAGAACACACTTTATCGAATACTCAACTCGAATTAAAAGAGGATGCCAAGAGCGTTTTCGATAGCTTCGACGACGCGGACTTCTTCGGCAGTAAAGCCCAGCATATTTATTTTACTTCTCCGGTGGACGCGGGGAGTGTTAATCAGCTACAAAAGGAAATCCATGATGCAAATCAAACCATCCGAACAGATGACTTCTTCGGGGCTCCGAAGCCTATCGTGATTCATGTCCGATCTCCAGGCGGCAGCGTTTATGACGGTATTCGTATGATGTCGATTTTCAAAGAAAGCCGAGTTCCCATTTGTACGATGATTGACGGACACAGCGCTTCGGCGGCGACGTTTCTGACTATGTTGGCCCCTTACCGTGTGATGACTGAATACAGTATGTGTATGATTCACCAATATTCTAGCTTCCAATGGGGATCTCGTGAGACTTTAATTGCAGATATCATGGAAGCTGACTCGATCTTTGCGGAGGTGCGAAAGATGTATTTACGCACTTCGAAATTTAAAGCCAAAGAGCTCGATGAACTATTGCGTCACGACCTATGGCTAAATGCCGATGTCTGTGCTCAAAAAGGGATGGTCGAACGGGTTTTACGTTGTGATAAAAACCAGTTGAAGCGTAATTCCTTTAATAACTTAACAACGGACCAGTTACTCAAAAAAACAAATTACAATTCTCTCTATGTTGAATGCGACGGAGGATTAACCAAAGTGGACCAAATTCTTCGCACCGATATGGTTGTGAAACCCATTCTGTTCCATCCGGCGAGTATCACAACCACTTGTGAGGGCGAGTTCATGTTTAACGGGATTGCTATGATTCCGCGTATACAGGTATTGAGCTCTCGCATCCCCACGTATTCTGTTTTGGACAGTATTATCACGATGGATGACTACCTGCCCATGCTGTTCTGTACAAAGAGATACATGTACGAACACAGTCATATCACAATTAATATGCTATATATGAAGATGTGGTCACCTATTTTCAGTGATATGGTTTATAACAGAGAAATGCTGATGTCATACATCAAAAAAATATTGGCTTCGAAGACGAAGCTGCCGGCTAAAATGATCGACAATATTGACAAGAGAATCATCTTGTTAAATGCGGCGGAATGCTTGAAGTATAAATTGTGTGACGAAATTATTCGGATGTAAACTTTTTTGTAAAAGGTTTGTTCAGATTTTTTTAGGGGGGGGTATAAAAGTCTTATTACGATACTTTTACACTCTTACAAAAACATAATACCATAGATGATGTACACACAAGAAAAACACTCAAAATAATAAAGGCGGATAAACGGGGAATATGGCGGATAAACGGGGAATTCGGCGGATAAATGGGGAATGTTTTTGATGGGGGAAAACGAATAGAACTATTCAGTAACAACTCACGGCCTCTCAAAAATGTTTTTCCCACCCAGAATTTTTTTTAGGGGGGGGTCTAAAAGTCTTATTACCATACTTTTACACTATTACAAAAACATAATACCATAGATGATATACACACAAGAAAAACACCCAAAATAATAAAGGCGGATAAAGGCGGAATATGGCGGATAAACGGGGAATTCGGCGGATAAACGGGGAATCCATATAAAGGTAATGTATTGTATAATAAATAGAGAATGCCCAAATCTAAACTACATCCTTATACATGTCCTCGATGTGATTACAAAACCAGTAAAAAAGGAGACATGAAAAACCATCTTTATGAAACAAAAAAGACATGTCCTTGTATCGTGAAAAACATAGAACTAACAGACGATATAAAAGAGTTTATTATGACAAATCGCCTGTATCATATAGTAGACGAAGTCAAAGTTACAAATCAAACCATCAATAACTATAACACTATGAACAATTTCATCGCGAATATGGATTATGTCGAGAAAATAACAAAATTAGCAAACCATAAACAATTAGAAATAGTCGATTTTGAAAGTCAAGTAGAGGAAGAATATCAACGAACTGTTAACAAACTTGATAGAAATACCTTTAAGTACGGTTTTTCTTTAAATCATCAAAATTTTATGGAAATCATTGACACACTTACTAAAGCACTTCGAGGTGATAAACGCAATGAATTTATCGAGCATATCAACTTCATATACGATTCAAAACGCAAACGTATTCGTGTATACAATTCTGAAAAATGGGAGGATTTACTGGTCAGCGCAGGCTTGAATTACTTGATCAGCACAATTGCTGCATATTATCTAGAATCATACGAAACGTATTTAATCCGAAAAATAAATTCAGCAGCGTCTATAGTGCAACAAACAGAGCAACAGAAATGCCTCGAAGATTATTATATGTTTTTGGCGTGTTTTGATGTAGACCCTTACGTCAAAGGCAAACACGATGCCCAGATCTTATATACACAGGATTCGTCTGAGTTCAACCATACTCCTACCGCAGATGATATTGATGCTCATAAGTTAGTCGATAAATTCACAGGTATATATACGCGCATTGATGAATCATTGACGAATTCTCAAAAGAGGGCTTTACACAAAGAAGTTCTCGATACCATCAAATCCAATACAAAAAATACAGTGACAGAAATAGATAAGAATATTCTTAATTTGATTAACATTGATGAAGAATTCAAAACGCATATTATGAATGGAGTATATGATTCCGAATTATAATCAACTTATGCGACACTTCTCGTAACTTGTCGTTGTCCCTGAACCTACTATCTTGTTGTATAAGTACACTCCATCAATGCTGTCTGGATTTTGATAATAAACCCGCCTCCATACCAGTATAGTTTGCCCAGAAAGAAATAATTATGTGCGGGTAATACAAGATGAGCGCCCCCACATACAGCGTCGGCCAACTCGCCAACTCTAACGCCACACTCTCTTTGGGGGGGTCATGCGTCACGTCGGCCATCAATATGGTCACCGGATCCGGAAAAGTCACGATCGATGCCAGCGGTAATCTCATCACCACAGGGGGTGTGCAAGCCGGTGGCAGTCTAGCCCCCAGTTTCACGAATCGTGTCCTCAATGGAGACATGCGTCTCGATCAGCGCAATGCGGGATCCAATCCCGTTTCAATCGGCAATACCGCGGCTTCTGCGTCGAATGCCGCTTACGGCCCCGATCGCTGGCAGCTCTCGGCGGGAGCCAACTCGGGCTTTTTAGCGGCCCAACAGGTTCCTCTGAGTGCGGCGGACAAGGCCGCCATCGGGAATGTGTCGTCGTATGCGACGGCCCTTGCGCCGGCGGTCATGCCGTCCCTGACGACGGGCCTGACGACGTTGATTACGTTCGAGGGATCAAACGCGGTGGATACGCTGGGCGGGGCGACGGGGCCGACTGTGACAGGAACGCCGCAGTACGTGGCGGGCAAGATCGGGTCCACTGCGGTGTATGTGGCAAACGAGGCCAATGTCACTGCAGCGACTCGAGCCGCGAACGTCCTGATGTACTCTTATACCCAATCGACTCCGATCACCGTATCCTGTTGGATTTATGCGACCAAGTTCAGCTCGACTGCATCGACATGTGCCGTACCCTGGACGTTTGGGAGCGCGTCCGCCCAATCCTTGAGTATGCAAACCTATTCGACGAGCGCAACAACAGCAAACGTGTCTGCTTCCTACGCTGGAGTGGGTGTAAATCCATCAACGGTCATGTCAACCAATGCTTGGTATCATGTCGTGTGCACCTATATGCCCGGTATATCTTTTAGCACATATGTGAACGGAGCCTTTATCGGAACGAACACGAGCAGCGTTCCCAGCAGTTTCGGAAGCGCAAATGGACTCTTCAGTTTAGGAGATTATACGAATGTGGTCAATGTATCCCCTTTTGCAGGCTACATCGACGACTTCCGCATTTACAACCGCGCCCTCACGCAACAAGATATCACAGCCCTGTACAACTACAACGGCAGCACGATCCCGATGCAGGTCTCGTCGTCTCTCTTGTCGGGCCTCGTGGCGTACGTGCCGTTCGAGGGCGGGTCGGTGCAGGATGTTCAAGGGACACTGACAGCGCCGGTGTGGACGGGGACGCCGGCGTTTTCTACGGGCAAGGTCGGTAGCACCGCATTGTTCATGAACAATAGTGCGAATGTTTCTGCTCAATCCAAGGCATCAAATCAAATCGCTTACACCGGTATCATTCCTCCTTATTCATCGCATACAATGGCTTTCTGGGTAAACATGACACAGATTACTAGCGGATTTAGTTTCATTCTAGGTTTTGGTTCTACATCGACAGATTGTGCCGGATTGGGGTGGCAAGCATCCACAGGTAATTGGTCCTATTTCCTTGGCGCTGCAAATGTGACAACTACTTACACATATACCCCAACTGCAAATACATGGTATCATGTTTCCCTCCAATACGTTCCAGGGACAAGTGCCACGATATTCTTTAATGGTGTCCAGGTGTCTCAAAACACCTCGAGTATCCCTGCGAATCTCAATGTTTCAGGGGTCTTCTTCAATATAGCCGATAATTATAAACCAGGTGCGGTTCAGCCATTTGCCGGCTACCTCGACGACTTCCGCCTCTACAACCGCATCCTCACCGCCGCGGAAATCGGGCTCCTCGCCTCCAATACCCCTGCCATGGCAATCCCCAACACGATTCCCTTCACCAACACCTCTCTGCCAACAGGCATGGTCTCCCAGTTCACGCTCAACAACACCCTCGCTGATGCGCAAGGGATTAATACGCTGTCGACAACTGGCTCCATATCGTATGTTAATACTCTGACTGGGAAAGCCGTGTACTTGGCCAATGAAGCCAACACGAATGCGACAGCAGCTGCTCAGACCTTCTCTTCAAATTACTTAACCAGCTCCTATAATCTGCCGACAAACGTCACAGTGTCAATGTGGTTTAATGCCAAGAAATCAACAGTTAATATGTTGTTCAATACAAATTCAACTACATCTGCTCTATCAAATGCACTCGCAATATATATTGATGCATCGAATTATCTTTGGGGTGCATTTAATAGTACAGCCAACACAGGCAGTGGCTATCCGATTGCGCTGGGCTCATGGTATCATGTAGCGGTTACTTATTCAAACGGTACGGCCAATTGGTACGCTAATGGTGTTAAAATTGGTAATACATTGTCGTACACATACGCTGTGAATGGATTCATACTGGGTGGTGGGCGTGACGCGACCAACATTTACCCCTTCGCCGGGTACATCAGCGATTTCCGCCTTTACAGTAGCGCCTTGACTCAAGCCCAGATCGCCGCTATTTATAGTGCCAGCGCGGATAACTACGCCTCGAGCCTCGTCTCCTATTACCCCTTCGAGCCGGTGGCGGCGCCGACAAGTGGCCTGATAACGAATCTGACTTTTGACTCGACCACTGCAGATGCCCAAAGTGGAGCATCGGTCACCACGACGGGAGGAACTATGACATACAACACCAGCATTCAAAAAGTCGGTACAGCTTGCCTCGATTTAACCCTGAATTCTCAGGGAGCTGCACCCAGCAAATACCTGATATACTCACTTCCTTCTATGCCTGCTATATTTACCATCTGTTTCTGGATGCAAATGCCATCCTTCAACGGCTATCCGATGCCGATTGCGATTAACGGTCCCGGGCTAGAATACGAATTCGCATTCAACCCATCAGGCGGGTTTTATATAAACAACATGGGTTCGAGTACAGTATCTTACACATTCTCCACAAATACATGGTATCACGTATGTTGTGTCTTCGGTGCATCCTGCACTGCCTATATTAACGGAGTCAGCGTGGGCACGGGCACTACTGGGATTACTACAAGCGGCTCAATTACGACTCTTACTGTTGGATCATGCACAGCAAGGACCAACTTTGGTTTCAAAGGGTATCTAGACGATTTCCGCATCTACAACCGCGCTCTATCTGGTACTGAAATCGCTCAGCTTTACTCCGGCAACCTGTACGATGTCCAGGGCGCGTATTATCTCGCCTCCACGGGCACCATGCAATATGTCGGTGGCATTGTCGGCACTCAAGCTCTCTACCTGGCCAACGAAGCCAATCTCGCCGCCAATCAGAAACCCACGAACTCCGCTGCGATCTCATCCTTCAATCTGAACACCATGACTTCGATCAGTTGCTGGTTCTATATGACTGGTTTGCCTGCGTCCACTTACACATCGTGTGTGTGGGACATCGGTGCCGGTACCGGGACTGAGAATCTGGCCTTGTACATTCAATATGCCTCGTCTACAGCGGCTACCGTCTATGCCGGGCCTACTGGCAGCAGCATCGCTTACGGAACCCAAGTCAAAGCTAATACATGGTATCACGCATGTATCGTGTATAACCCGTCGACATCGACTTCCTTATACATCAATGGTGTTCTCATCACGAATGTGTCGAGTGCTTCAGCAGCATCTACTGGACAAACCATACGACTAGGTGGAGCTGCCGCCTCAGTCTACAATTGCCCCTTCGCCGGGTACATTGACGACTTCCGCATCTATAACAAAGCCCTCGCTGCTTCCGATGTTGCCGCCCTCTATTACGCCATCCAGCCCAACGCTTACGCTCTCTATCAACAACCGATCGAAGGCCAGGCCCTCGCGGACTTGGCTCTCGGGACCAGCTCTGTGTCATCCTCATCGATGACGGTCAGCGCCTGGCTCAAAAACAATACCCCCACAGCGCAGTCGTTCTCACTAGCGCTCAACGCCGCGAACCCGGGCTTGACCACGTGGATACCGTTTGAGAACGGCAGCGTGGCGGATGTGATGGGCGGCATGACGGGCCCTGTAGTCACGGGCACATTAGCGCTATCATCGAGCACATACAAAGTGGGCGCGAGTGCACTCGATTTGACGGCCAACACGGTTGGTGCAAATGCGACTAATTATGTTATGTATGCTCTTCCATCTGTGTTGTCGCCACCTATTACAATGTCGATGTGGTTCAATATGTCTTCATTACCAGGTGCGTCATATTACGAAGTGGTAATGTTTGGCACTCCACAAAGTGCCAACGTTAATTCTGTCGATATCGGCATCAATTCATCGAGCATTTATTCCAACTTTTACATCGGTAACACTAGTCTAATCACAGTGAGTTATTCGACAGTTTTGAGTGTCAATACTTGGTATCATGTTTGTATAACGATTCCATATGGAGGTACCGCTTACATGTATTTGAATGGTGCACTTGTTACATCCACGGCAAACATGCCGTCTAGCGGCACTTTCCAAACATCTGGCGGGTACTCAGTAAATGCGTTGAAGATTGGTGGGCATATGATGTCTACTGCTGCGAACGGGGCATTTAAGGGCTATGTCGACGACTTCCGTCTCTACAATTCCGCCCTCTCCGCCGCCCAGATCCAGCAAATCTATCAAAATAACGCTTCTTCCACGACTCTCTCGTCTTACCTGCTCCCGCGTTCAGTCGTTTATCAAACCCCGAGTATCTCAGCCAACGCCTGGCAGAAGCTCTCTCTGACAGTCCCCGGAGATGTCCTCGGGACGTACTCGACAGATAACACAAAAGCTCTCAGCCTCGCCCTCTGTCTCGGTGCTGGCGCCAACTACTCGACATCGAACTTAGCCTCCACGTCCAACAACTCTTCGAACGTGTGGCAAAACGCCCTCGTCTATAACGCGTCTAGCAACCAGATCTTCGGGGCCTCGAGCAACAACTTCCTGGCGAATCCGTACAATTCCGTCTATTTGACGGGTGTGCAGTTAGAAAAAGGAACGTCGGCCTCACCTTTCGAGATCCTGCCGCTCGCGACGGTGCTCCCCTTGGCGCAACGGTATTACGAGAAGTCGTACTCGCAAACCAACAGTGTTAGCTCAATCACAACAAACGGCGCTATCGGTTGGTCGGTGTTGGCGAATAACTTGCCGGTTCATACTGTTCAATACAAGACCCAGAAACGCGCCGCACCCACAGTTACTCTTGTCAATCCCTCGACGGGTACTGCTGGGTTCATCGCCAATGGGGATGCTGTGACGAGTGGGGTGGGGACTCTCTCGAGTGCGAGTGATAAGAGCTTCGGGGTGTCGTGGTCATCGGCTAACAGCGGTCAGACCGTGGGCCAAAACATTTTAGCGCATTTCGCGGCGGATGCTGAATTATAAAGCGGAGGTTCCCTCGCGGGGTTCCCTCCCTAGCTATTACGTAGTGAGAAGCAGCAAGGTTTCAAAATCGCCAAAGGCGCTACCCACACGAGGGATTACCATCATTTGAAAAACCGTGTTTTGGCGCATGGAGTGTGAGTGCGAGATTCGTGTAGGATTACAAAGCGAATTATGCGAAGCCGGATCTCCTTTTGAATGTACACGGAATGTTGCACCCAGTGATGTGAATCCTGTGCGAATCAAGTATGAACCTATCCACAATATTTTGCCGGCCATTTGGCTCTTCAAGGCAAACTCTCGTGGGAATCTCATACGCATGCCGCACGAACTCATCATCCAAACCCCACCAAACTTACATCGAGCCGAAGGCGAGACCCTCGTACGGGGAGGGAACCCCGTTAGGGAACCCCACTCACATCAAGCAGTAGATGTCTCATCCGCAGAAGCGATGGCCCCATCGAACATGAGAAAGTATCCGCCATTCTGGGTCGGTGGTTTGCGCGACTCGAACACCTTGCGCGCATCGATGACACCGGAACATCGATTAATCAGCAGTTTAATCATTTCGACATCCGCTTCGAAAACTTCTTTGTACTTTCGGTATTTTTTATCCTTCAGTGCCTTATGGATACAGGATTCAACAAAAACGATATCGTCGGTCTTAAACTGATACATTATGTCAATGTTATCAGCCCGACTAGACTGGTGTTCTCTGATGCGCCGTTTCAGGTCCGAGCTGCGTCCGATGCGATACAGATTGAGCTGGTCGCTGGCCTTGAACACATAGATATAGCCTTGCTTTGGCTCTGCATTCGAGGGACGCTGGTTTCGGAGGAGCCGTTCGTTGTCGAGTTTCATGCCTTCCAGAAGCTGATGTCGGTATTTGATAAAGTTCGCTTCAACCTCTATAAAGTATTGGCGAACCGCGCGACCGTTCTTTGCTGCGGAGGCCATACAGACCATCTTGAAGCATTCGGGGGTGAGCATATAACGGACGCAATGGTTGCTCTTTGCTTTTTTAGGGTCTTTGTATTTTGTTTTGGTATAGTCTATGTTTAGTTTGTAGGATGAACGAAGAGTAGTAGTTAATACTTTCTTTGATGCTTGAAGCCATTTGGCAACTATACTGAGTTCAATCACGAAGTCGGTAGGTAATGTGTTTTCGTTGTAGAATTCGAACAATTCATCAACGAATTTGGCAGGTACTGTAGTTGTCTGTTTGATGAATTCAGCTGCAGTGATCATTTTTTATACTTTAAGAAAACATTTTATTTTGATTGGCATGATAGCCGCCAATTCAAGTGTTATTGTTTAATTATATTGTTTTTATGTAATAATTTTAGATGAATGTACTGTCATCAGTTGCTTATGATATTTCGTGTACATTTGTTCAATTTCAATGAAGTATTGACGAACAGTAGGTCCATTCAGCGCAGCAGTAGCCATACAAACAAGCTTAAAACAATTGAGTGTCAGCATATAGTTGATGCAATATTTACTTTTAGGACTTGCTGGATTTTTAGTTTTAACTTTAGTGTAATCAACATTTTCAGTATATGTTGCCTTCAACGTTTTACTCAGCTCATGTTTAGATCCGTTCAACCATTTCGCAACCAGATCCAAGTTAACAACAAAGTCCGTAGGCAAGGTATTCTTATCATACAAAGACGCAAAGTCATGTGTGAATTCTTGCGGTACCTTCGTATATTTAGAAACAGCTTCCAGAACACTTAGCACCGACTTGGATTCTTTAACCACGACATCAGTTTCCGGTACACTATCCATAGCCTTTTGAATGATATCCAACGTGCAGTTATAGAGTTCTCCACCTACACAGTATTCTTTCAAAATGTTGTGGATATGTTTTTCAGCAATACGCGGATTACCGACTTCCTTAAATATTGCTATTTCTACGCAGCAACCATATGGGGTACCGTACCGCTTTGATAAATAGATTTTCAAATCTGCTTCATTTTTGCATAATGTCATCCCGATTTTGTAATGGTCAAGTCGGAGTACCTTTGAAGTTGCACCATAGAGGAACCCCATTTTCATAGAAAGTACGCGCTGTGGCCTTAAGTACAAATGCGCCACCATACGTTTCAAAATCGTCAAAGGCGCTACCCATACGACGGATTAGCATCAATTTTGAAAACCGTGTTTGGACCGGGTATGAGTGCCGAATTCGTGAGGAATTTGAAAGCGAATCTGGCGGAGCCGCCTCTCCTTTTGAATGTACACAGAATCCTGCACTAATCACGTAGTGATTTAGATATATATCCTGTGCCAATTTCGTATACATTTTTCACAAAATAATGCTAGCCATTGGCTCTTCGCAGCTGACGCTCGTGGGAAATCTTATACGAATGCCGCACGAAAAGCCATCCCAGTTCTAAGTAATTGCTTTCGAGCGCAGCGAGACCCTCGTGCGGTCGCCCTTCGGGCAACCTTGCTACGCTAGGGGAGGGAACCCCGCGAGGGAACCCAGTTTACCACCAACGCCGATACCGAGACGCGGTTTCTAATTGATAGAATAACGCCGTGGTCTCCAAATCTTTGATACGCTGACGGGTTTCAATATCCGATTCATTTTTGAGGCGATGCGTCTCTAAATCGGACTCGTTTTGGGCTTTTCGAACATTAATCGCGGATACGTGCAAATAGACTTGAGATGTTTCGTTGATTTGCGTCCCTACATAATACCCGGCGACGATAGATGCCGTGCTACCTACAAACACGCCCATAAACCGAACAGGATTGGCTAAAATAATATTCATGTCAGTGATACTTCTCGTTCTCGACACCCTGTTAAGTACATATCCGTTCTATGCCACGACACGTCTCCAGGCACATATCCCGTTTTTATTTTTGACCGATTTGTATGTGTTTCCATCATTTCCCTTTTTGGTCTCTCCGCAATGCTTATTCGCGGGAAACGGTGGAGAGGGTCGATTCGCGTATTTGTCTGTAGTCCGAGCGATGTCACCCTGTTTTTTTCCTTTCATCGCCGCGAGTTTCGCTGTGAGTGTCGCGCGCTGTTCAGAAGTTAAACTGAGCGGATTATTTGATGATTCGATTGCGGATTTGATATTGCGTGTCCAAATAGACCGGCATCGAGGGCCGCATGACCCTGTTTCCATAGAGCGCAAAATCTGCAAAGCTCCATTATAGGAATGGACAAACGGCATTTACTACACCTTAGAAATATAAAAAAGTATGCTCTTCTCCAATCGTTTTTCGCTCTTTTTCGTGTTTTTTGTCGAAAAACGGGAAAAACGGACTTATTTCTAAATTTAATTATAGTTACTTCAAGAAACTTCAAGACACTTCAAGCAACTTCAAGCAACTTCAAGCAACTTCAACAAACAAATGGAACAATCTACTTCTCAAATGGAACAATCTACTTCGGAATCGATCTTTGACATCTGTGATAAATGGGGCGGTAAAAATGCTTCGTTTTGTGAAAAGGTGCTTTCTAGTTCTTCGAACGTGAGTGGTTGTTTCCAGACTATTGCTCGCAATCCAAAAAAACTGATGGCACTACTTAAATTGGGTTCTATTCTGAATTTCTACCAAAATACAGCATACATTGCTTTATGCGACCCGCAACGTCGTGCGGTACTTCTAGCTCTATATGAGAACGAGAAGTATGGAGAAATTGATGAACATCTTGAAGAAATTTTGAAAGATGAAGTTCTACCTAGTATTTCGAAATTTGAAGTCGAGTTTGATGATATCGCAGAGTTATTCCTTATCATGAAATATACCAAACAAAATCCCGGTTTTGATATCAAGCAAACCCCAGTTATCCATGAACTTTGCAGTTTGATCCATATTGGATGGGCAATTGCACTCTTGTATAAGCCAGGAGATAACTTTGCTCTCGATGCTATAACCATGAATAATCTTCCTGTTGGACAACAGAAACGCTTCGCTATCGGTCAAGATCGTCAAAACCAACTCGTTGATTATCAACATTTAACTGAGTTGGAACAATTCAAAGACTGTAGTAGCCTGTCGGTAATGAAGTATGTTATCAAAACTAACGAAGGCCTTTGGAACGAAATTTTAGATTTTGTTCTAGGAGAAGATACACTGTGATTTTTAGGTGTTTATCTCTCTCTTTCTATCTCTCTTTCTGTACATCATTATATTCTGTATTGTATCTTTATATTCTGTATTGTACATCTTTATATTCTGTATTGTACATCATTATATTCTGTATTGTTTATCTTTATATTCTATATTGTTTATCTTTATATTCTTTTTCATTACCACCAATGACGATACAGAGACGCGGTTTCTAATTGATAGAATAAGTCTCCAAATCTTTGATTCGTTCTTGATTACACGACAAACCGAATGCGTCCTTTATCTTTGACTCGCTGCTTGGCCTTTTTAGCTTTTTCGACGGCCTCTCGCGGGATTTCGTCAGGAGTCCGCGGAGATCCTCGGTTGATGTGCCGACTGGGTCTGCACAGCGGGAATGTTCCGCGACGGCTCGCTACATCTCGACCGCATTCCGCGTACGTTCCGTCGCCATTTGGCCGGTTCAGGTCCACCCACTTTTCTTTGAACCAGCGCTTCAGACCCGTGTTTTTCAGTTGGCCTGTTTGTGCGGATGGTGCGTCTGCCGCAGGTGCCAAGGTCTCATAAGTCCCACCACGTTCTTTGTACGTCTTCACAATCCATCCCGATTTATAGGCGCTCGTAGGGCTCAAAAACAGACGGTCCGCTTCGGCCTTGATTCTCGCATACAGACGCGGGTTCAATGGCTTATTCTTAGGTTTAGGCATTCTCTAAACTCAACTAAGATTTTAGATCAAACCTACTTAAAGACTCGGATCCATATAATCTATAATGATGCGGATGATTCTTCAGACAGTTAACACGGCGAGTACTCTCGCGCTCAAAGGCGTTTTTTCTTTTGCGGTCGGGGTATTTGCAATTGGATCTGGGATCGTTTCTGCATGGTTCTATGTAATCGACTTTATGGCCGGTATGAAGGTCGAGAAGAATCCATTTGCGTTGCAAAAAGCAGCTGTCGATTATGCTACTGAAACCTCCTTCTCGGGTAGGGCTTATTCTAGTCTTTGGTTCAATCTCTCTACGTCATCTTCATCATCCAGTCGCGTTCATGTCCTCCACATCGTTCCATCAACTGAATGGAAATCGAAAGAAAAAATGAGGAATTATGATGGCGATGCTACTAAAAGCGAAAAGAAGAAGCAACCCATCCTCTTTATTCCATCTGGATGTTCTCTAAACTACATCGAGTTCCTGGAATACTTCTATGACCGGGAAATCTTCGTCCTGGATCTTCCTGATTGGGGGGTCAGTTCGTCTTCGAACTCGAATTCTAGTTGGTCACTGAATGTCAGTTCGTCTTCGAACTCGAACTCGAACTCGAATTCGAATTCTAATTGGTCACTCAATGTGGATACAACTCCCCTTGCGGATTGGTATCGTTATTACGCGGATGTAATCGGCCAGGTCGTGACAAATATCGGACAAGATGTGGACATCGTGGGTCATTCGCTTGGAGCCGCGGTTGCTCTCTATGCGGTCAAGTATTCAAATTCAGATTCAGTTTCAAAATCAAGTACCAATACCAATCTAACCCTGATTTCGATGCCTGGGCTAACAAAGGATATGACGGACCTCAGTACCATGAACTGGTTGCAAGCGACTTTGTTGATGTGCTACTCTTTTCCGCTGTACCTGACTGTTCCCGGTACCAAATTCCAAGTCTTCTATTGGATCGAGGTGTTCTTGTCATGGATGGATCCTATAACCCATTATACTGGGATCATGGCCTGTCGAGGAAATGGACATCGGTTCTGGGCGCGACACGTGACCCTGAACAATACATGGGATCCGGTGTTTGTAGATGACCTCTTGGAAGTGGCCCATATGAACCAAAACAAAAACCAAAACCAAAAAGTGACCATGTGGTTCGGGGAGACCCATACTAACATTTTCCGGCACTTGGGTCTGATCTCGCGACTTAAGAACGCGGGTATCGACTTGCAGTATTTCGAGACGTATGATGATCTCTTCTGCAATCCTCTAGTTTAACATTCGGTCTAGTCTAAAGGCCCTTTCTTGTTTTTCGACATAATCCAGACGACTTCTCCCTCTGTATTCTTTGTTTCGTCTTCCGCTTTCCATCCGCGTTTGATATAGAAGGCCTTTAGCTTAGGGGCACACCATAGCTTCACTTCTGTAAAACCGAATGAATGCGCGTAATTCTCGCCGAGCTGCAACAGCCGATCCCCTAGACCGCGATTCCGGAACTTGGGAATAATATATAGATGGCTGATGAATGGAATGAAGCGCTGGCGGTCGACCGCCACACAGCCCATGAACTCGACGAGGGTCTGATTTGAGTTCTGGATATCGTCTGTCATCACATAGAGTACGTCTCCTTCTGTCCAGGTTTTCTTGATGTATTCATCGGAATACATACTACCCCATTCCGATTGCAGTGCCTTCACGACATCCATCTGGATATGGACGGGTTGTTCGATGTAGGGTTTGATCGTGTATTGACTTGATTTGACGATCATCGGACATACCAGGCCTTTATCGGCTTGGAACTGGCAATGGATGCTGGATAACTCGATTTTCCCAAAGTCGACTGGTTCTTTTTCTTTCGGTTTATCTTCTTCTTTTGGTTTATCTTTTGGTTTTTCTTCTTCTTTTGTTTCCGAAGGTGTAGGGGGCGGAGTTACAACAACCGGGATAAACTTTTCCACATAGACTGTCTTGGGAGCTCTAGATAACGAGATGTAAAAGAGCCCCAGAATGAGCAAAAACAATATGATCCAAGACCAGGTCTCCATCTTCTTTCATGTAGGCGGAAAATGTTTAGAGGCGATCGAGCGCACGTACACAAGCACAAAAACAAACTACATAAACTTAATGTTTTTTAGGACTTGTTTGTTTCTTGATGCGTGGTTTCTTATTTTGAGTTTTCTTTTTGGGACTTTTTGGCTTAGATTTGCCTCCTTGAATACTGCATCCTACACAACCTTTTTGCTCTTCTTTTTTGGCTTCTTGTGTCCGCGATCCTGGAGTCCTAGTTCTGGAAGGTGATTGATGAGTCTTATTTTTTTGATGAGTTGTTTGTTGTCTAGATCTGAAAGTTGATTGAGTATTTTGTTGTCTAGATCCTGAACGTGATTCAGGAATAATAGGTCGTGCTAACATTTCTCCGATCTCAAAATTATGCTGAATGGATTCAGTTATTTCATCATTTAATTCACTAAGTTCAATATCGTCAGGTGTTATTACTTTTTGGTAAGGTAGACGGGTTAGTACCTTTGTGTAAATGTTCTTCAAATGATTGTCATTCTCATAATATAGTTCTAAAAGAGTTATATTATCTTTGATTTTTTGATTAAGATGATTAATTTTGTTTGAGTACTCAATTATACTTTTACGAGTTTCATCTTTTTTGATTTTGTTATCATCAGTTTTGCTCTTCTTGTAAATCGCGGTATGTAATCTGTAGAGATTGTATTGTGAAAGTAATATACTCATAACAGAACGTCTTTGCGTAATTCCACTTGTGATGTCATCAATTAAATTCTTCGCATCTCTATCATGTGATTCTAGTTTTGATAAATATGCATAAAGAACCAAAAAAATCTTAGTTAATTCTTCTTGTTTCTTAATGTAGTTCATTTGTATTTTACAGTTAAAGAATATTTTTTCTAATAATCTCTAATTTGTCTAATATCTTTTCCTCTGATTCAGGTGATATCGGACCCCCATACACGATTCCCATACGGTCTCCACGGAATATGGTTTTCGCTGTTTTGAGCACATCTTCAATGGTAACCTCCCTTATAGCCTTCGTATACGCTGCTTCGTCATAGTCTCGGCAATAAAACATAGTATTTCCCATATAGAAAGTACGTTCAGTGAAGCTCGATAACCACATGGCTCTTCTGGCCAAATATCGGTGTCGATGTTTCTCCAAGACATGCGCGGTTACCTTCGATTTCAGCCGAGCGGGTGATAGCGCATGCATAACATGCTCGATGCTTTTACTGGCTATGGCATCCTCAGAACTCGAGAACTCTATTTTGACAAACCCCATATACTTCATGATGATGGGTTGAACCTGAATAGAGTACACGAGCCCGCGTCGAGTCCGCATTTCTTCATACAAAACCGATGTCAGGCTCCCGCCTAGAACATGGCACAACAAGACGAGAGCCTGTATAGACCCGTGAGGCGAGTCGGCGGCCAACCCGGGAAACGTCAACTGGGTCGTATATTGCGGCGTATCGTAATATTTTACCATGATGCTATACTCGTATTTGGGTGTCAATGGTTTTTCTATATGCTTAGGTGCATCAGATGAAATCTTGATTTCAGGGAAACGAGACCGCAGATCCCGATAAATGTGATTTCGGCATTTCTCTATCATTTTTTCTGGACAGAACACGACGATGAAGCTGTTCTTGACCCGTTCGCACCGCTCGTGGAAGGCTTTCAGAGACCGGTTTGTGGCGTGTTTTAGGGCGGCTTCAGTGCCGATAACCGGGTGCACGTAGGGATGTTTCGGGGGCAAGATAGAGGCGATTCCTTGGTCGTTCATGATCTCTTGGTCTGATTGGCTGTACATCTCCTCGAGAACGATGTGTCGCTGTGTATCCAGCTGATTATCGTGGAAAACCGTGGAGAACGCGAGTTCGAGACAAACATCGATCATGGGAGTTGCATCTTTGGCGAGCCCTCTGACAAAATAGGTCACCATATCTTTTTCAGTTACCGCGTTATGCATCGCGGATGTGCGATCCAGTTTGGCAAGGAGTTCTTTGCTCCTATGCTCCTGCGAATGAATGAAATGCAGGTGCTCTAAAAAGTGGGCATAACCGTATTCGGACGGCTTCTCGTAAATAGACCCGCTATCAAAATACACTTGAATAGAAAATAGATTATCTTCACATGGGATGAACCGAGTCAGGTTCCGGTACTCATCCATGTGCTTTGATAGTCCTAGAGAAAAAGAGTTTATGCAGTGAATGTCTATTAGAGACGGATTCTCTTCAAATTATGTGTGAGTGCGAGTGAGACATCATGCTCATCTACATCGTGTGAATTCATGATATTATTGATAAACCGGAAGAACTTCATAGAGAGAACCGATGTTTTTGGATTGCATGTACTCGCGGTATACAATCGAGCGTACGCCATTATGACATCGCTATGACAATGCGTATCGTGATTTACGTCATATTCTGGTGTTGTGTAGTCGCGTTCGTCTGTTTTACGTTTGCCTTTTCCTTTCGATTTCATCATTTATAGTCTTTTGTTCTAGTTGTTTTAAGTACTTTTGTACCATTTTTACTAAAATTGGATTTTGGACATAAAAATAAACAAATACAGATGTTACCAGATACAGATACACATCCAGATACACATCCAGATACAAATGGCATCATCACGCCAGTTCACCAACGTGCACTCTATGCAGTCTATCATGGACTCGCTCTTTTGCGAGGCAGTCGACCTGTGGCTCGAGATCAAGTCGACTGATGACCCGATCTTCGAGCGTTATCTGATGAAGGAGTTCCAACACGTGTTTTCGGATTACGTCAAGTGTAAGGAGCGGATGATGCATGATAAGCAGAATCAGCAGACTCATATATCATCTATCATCGATAAGAAAACAAAGGGCTACGAGAGCTTCAAGAGCTGCAAGTGTAAGAACCCGTCTCCCAAGTTGGGGACGAGTAAGAGCAAGAGCAAGAGCAAGAGCAAGAAAGACTCATACTCATACACGGATGGTGACTGGAATGCGAATAAGCTCAAGAACAACAAGGATCACATCCTGTATATTCCCATCTGGTAGGTAGCATTTTTTATTATTGAGCATCATCACCATCGTCGAGCACTTCTTCCGTCTGTGCATCGGCTGCATTTTGAATCTGCATCTGACGTTCCTCCCACTCTTCGCGCTTGAAATCGGGGAGTTTCGAAATAATCGCAGGAGAGGAGTGCATGGATAAGTATGGCGCAGGTGTCGCCTGGAATTGCAAACGACTTCCAGCTGAAACTGACTGATCTGATAGGGCTATAAAAGGCTTTGTTAATCGTGCAACCGAACGCAAATTGTCATTTGAATTCCTATCAAAAGGAAACGCTAACTTCTCGTTGCAAACCATTTCGCCTTGGGCGTTGAACATACACTTGGGCTGGTAATCCATTCTTTTTATTTAATAGGCATATTTATTTCCACCTTAATAAGATCCGTATGGAATTACGCATGCCGGCACCTTGTGAGGATTTACGGTTCCATTTGAGATATAGGTATCCAAGCATGCCACAGAGGTGCCAAAAGTGGCACACGTACCCTCTTTAAACGGTACAGAGGGATCACAAGAAATAATCCCGTCTCTGGTTGGTAGTTTCGGCTTTTGCAATAATTGTTTGTCTACAACTTGTAAAACAACCTCTGGACCCACTTCGAAAGGTTCGATATCGATAAGAATAGTATCATTGCTCAAATTCGTACTGTTTTCTTGGCCATTGCCATATTCCATGTTTATCTCGTAAGATCGATTAGCTATAGGCAAACTCATTGACGCTGAATTATCTGTCTGCGTCGGATCGAAGGGATCCGGGGTTGAGTAAATCGGAGTCATTTCAGGTGGGGGAATCGATTCAACGCATTCGATTTCACCTTGCGCATTCCATAGGCAGCCTTCCATTGAATAGTATGTATGTCTACAATGGGCGCAGGAAAAAACGGACGCGCTTCTTACTTTAAATCATCATATCTATTGTGTGATATCATTCAGTATTGTATTATTTAATGGAAAACTCACCGAAACAGGTTAATAAAGATTATCTGGATAGTCTTCTACAGAAATCCTTATTTGATTCTGCAGCAGCGCAAGCTTTAGCCGTGATTGTGATCTTGTCTTACCGACAAAACAATCCCCTGTCGCAATACTTAAACAATGCTCGCTCTGCAGCTCGTTTCTGGAAATTCTGGGATTTGGCCTACACTTTGTACAATCTGTACGGGCCCTCTGATACAGATGAAGCGGTGACCGACCGTGCTTCGAAAAACTGTCTTCGTCAATGGATGAAGAGCGGAAACTGGAATGCCTTGAACGGTGATTTCCAAATCATTGATTCGCGAGATAAAAAATGGGTATACAATTACGTAAAACATCTTGCGAAAGAAAAAAAGATATCCTCGGAACACTTGGTCCTAGTGATGAAGCATGTTCATTGCGCGCCTTATGTGGTCGCCCGACCTACTACTCAAAAGTAGATTCGCGGTCAGATTACTCTTTATTCTTATTTTTGCGTTTTTTGTTCCGGTTTTTCTTGCGTTTTTTGTCTTGATTTTTGTCTTGATTTTGGTTTTGATTTGGTCTGTGCTCTTTCTTGTTTTGATCTGCATTCGAATTGGTATTTAGTCGGTCATACAGGAAATGTATCTTGGAAAACGGAATCCCGTGACTTGGATCATTCATCTGGCCTTCCCATGTCATCTTCCCCAAGTAATCCCGGTAATGGAACTCCGTAGGACGTGATCGGTTTTCTTGCTCCCCGGCTATATACTTGAATCCGTCTACACCGTGACGACGTTTGATGTTGTTCACCATATAGAAATTCCTCGACGGGACTATACCCAAGACAGAATCTAGGGACACGTGCAATGTCAATATTGGATCATTCGATGCGTGCTTTAGGCGGTACTTAAAGAACTTGGCAAATAGGCGTTCATAGAAGAGTGCTTCGCCCGTTTGGTAATAGCTTTCGAATAGACTACGCCACATGAGATGCGCCATGGTGAAGAAGTAGCTGCATACACATACACGGTTTTCTTTTTCTTTAAATAGGCGGATATGCACCGGTGTAGCCAGAGAGTAAATGCGGCACACGAATACACCGTTTATATCGAAATCAATCCAGCCGTTATAAAGAGGTCCGATTACCCCGATAAATGATTCGAATATCCGAGCATTCAGTAGATGATTAGCATCAGCACCAGAATCAGATATGTGCGCACGGAGATGCTTGACCAAGTCTGTGGCTACTTTATTAAAGACGGCATCATGAACGACGAACTCTATGCGTTTTGGATGTCTAAACTTCGATGATGGCACCGCCAGTTCGCCCACTAAAGCCAGGTAGGACTGTGTCTGGCACCATGAGAGAAGGGATTCGCGGCAGTTTTGTATGTGGGTAGTTACCGCATTCTTGTCTAAACGAGCTCCGGAGCTGACACGCGTATCCCATAGCTGTCGCTCTTTCAGCCAGGGGATCATGACGTAGGTCTCTAAGATGCGGACGCGATTCATGGTTTTGTCAAGGTCTTTATCGGGTGCCATCAGAAAGATGTTACTGAGCATGTTGTATTGGCGTTGCAGTTCAATGATAGGGTGCACGGCGACGGCATCTTGATACTTGACCTTGGGAATAAACTCGAATAGTTTGGGATGCATGTAGATCCAATCCACGAGTTTGATGCCCATGTAGTTGACCATAATGATGTATTGATTGAGATGCATGCCGTTATTCGCTGTGAACATCATGTCGTTTTTCAAGTTGCGGACCAGGTAATCCCCGAGATCCATCAGATCCTCTGCCGGATTCGCGCCGAACAAGTCGATGTCGAGAGAGTCGCAAATATCGTCCTCGTCATAGACCCCGAGCTTCTCATCGGATGAAGCGATAGATAGACCCGCTTGTTTCATAAAGTAATGGATAGCCCAGCCGCCGTTGTACATGTATGCCTTCCGGGTTTTGAGGAAATCGCGAATAAGAGACTGGATGCGTTCCCATGCTTCGTGTCCAGGGTAGATGTACTTTTTTTGGAAACACGATAATGTCGTATCCGAAACTACTTCGTAGTTCTTCATTATAGTACAGTGATAAAAAAAGAAGGTTCAAGGGGAGGGTGTTTTTTTTAGAAAAAGTTTTACAGATTATTAGAATTTTTCTCTCACCCACACACACAAAATATGTGTGTGTCGATAGGGGTTTCCCTCCGAGATTTTTTACAGAGAACTTCATTTTTTCTACTTTTTCATTTTAGTCATTTTTATGTAATTCTAAATTCTGGAATTAAAAAGGACGAGTGTTTTTAGGGGGAAGGGCCGCAGGGAAGTGTTTTATGTTGATATCAAATGGCTTAATAAAAACATTAATCTGTTTAGTAAAAACACTAAGCCGTTTAGTAAAAACACTAAACCGTTTAGTAAAAACACGAAACATTGACTTAAAGCTAATTCTCTCATATAATACAAATGTCAACCAACGAATGTTCTTTCTGTAAAAAAACATTCTCTAGTCCTCAAAATCTTCAACTGCATCAACGTAATGCCAAGTATTGTAGGGAATTAAGAGGAGAGAACGAAGGATTACATACATGTCAGTATTGTAAAAAAGAGTTTTCAACTAACCAAAATATGCAATATCATATAGTTCGTTGCTCAGCAAAAGTATATGTCGAAAGAGAAGAAAACTACAAAAATCAGATCAAACTTCTAGAAGAAAAAGTAAACCAATATGAACAAGTTTCGCAAGAAAAATCAAATCAATATGAACTAGTTCTCGAAGAAAAAGCGTATCAACTTGAATTATGTCTTCAAGAAATAGAAACCCTCAAAGATAAAATACAGCAAGCAGAAGCCAAAAACAAAGAAAACGAAAATATCATCCACTCCAAAGAAATTATTATTGCCAGACTTGAAGCAACCAAAGATGGTCTGGAATCGACCAAAGACAGTCTCGAAGAAAACCGTGATAAACTCCTCGATACTATCACACACATTGCCAAGAAACCCACAACAAATACCAATAACACAACCACACATCGCAATATTATCGTCAACACCCTCGACTTGCAGAACACGGAACATATCAACAAAAAGCTCAAAGACAACATGACCAAGGAAATCCTGTACAAGGGCCAAGAAGGGGTTGCCATACTCGTACAAAAGCATCTGTTGCTAGACGACGACGGTAATCAGCTCTATGAATGCACAGATCAATCGCGTCAGAAATTCGAATACAGGAATCCCGAAGGCGATATGGTATCCGATCCGAAAGCGTTCAAACTCATCAAGAGCCTGAAGAATTCCCAGTTGTGCGAGACCTTTCATGATGCCGCCAGCAAACATTACTTCCGATCCGATGGCGGGCTCAATGACGAAGAAGTCCTGCGCCTACATTCGCCGTTACAAGAAGTCATGAACATCGAGAAGGATTCGACCAAGTTTCGCGGTAAACTCAGCGTCTTGACTGCGAAACAGAGATGAAAAGGAAAGAGAGAGAAAGAAAGAGACTAGTACGTCCTATAAAGATCGTCGATGTCTTGAACCACCACGACCTTCTTGCCGGTCACGGTCCGGAGACGGTCACAGAAGAAGACGTGCTCGCACATACTCATTTTACCCGTGAAATCGAATGAAGCCGTCGCCCAGCGAATACGCGGATGCGTCAAGATGTCCGATTGAATGACCGCAAAGCCCGAAAAGGCCGACATGACATCCACCACCGCCGGGCTCTCCGGTACAGTAGGCAGAGTGTTTCCGGCGATCGGTCGCGCCGTCGCGCACAACACGCATTTCTGGAACAGGCAATGCGGATAATGGGTATTTCCCTCCAAATCATGGAAGCTGAAGGTGTCGAACGCCGCCTTGAGTTCCACGATCTGATTATCGGAGACAGCCGTCGGGGTTTTCACATTAATCCCAAAGGATTTCAGGTTGCTTATTGTGTGGATTTGCTTGGTGTAGGGTGTGAGCATGCCGATGTTGTTCTTCGCAGGTTCGACCGCGAAGAAGCGTTCCAAAACGTCAAAAGGAAAGAAGATGTTGCTGTCAACGAACACCGTCCACTCTGACTCTAACGGAACGACCGCATCTACCAGGGCATTGCGCAGCTTGGCGAGAGTCATGGTGCGATTGAAGTTCTCACCTTGATGCACGTAATCCTTGTCCAGTTTACCCGCGATCAATTTGCCTTTGTGGGTCTCGAAGAACTTGGTCAAGTATTCACGCGTATCGTCCTTGGAATCGTTCTCCAAAAAATAGTACGTGAACTGGCAATCGTACCGCGCCTCCCAATTGCTGAATTGTTTCGAGGCAAATCGCATGTAATCTCCCGTATTACGATACAAAGCCAGAACGCTGATATTTCGGATTTGATTCACACCGTCATGCAATACTATTTTTTCGGCGGGAGGTGGGATGTTCAGGTTGAGCGTCCGGCTTAACCCACGTATATTTGTTTCTTGTGAGGGTAATGTATCGATGACTTCTTTCATGTTTTCACTGCTCATGGTACGTTAACTTTGAAGTTACTTTATTCAACATATTTTATATCGTTTTGGTTGAACGACAGTCTATTTTTTGTCTTTGTCTTTTTCTTTTTCTCTGTCTCTGTCTTGCTTTTTATCCTTATCTTTTTCTTTATCTTTTTCTTTTTCTCTGTCTTGTTTCTTATCTCTATCTCCTTCCTTGTCTCTTTCTCTATCTCTTCCCTCTTTATCATTTTGATTCCCTTTGTTTCCATCTTTTTGAAGTTTCATATGATCTGGAAGAGCAGGTATATCTAATTGTCCCGGTTCGTTGTTTGTTTTTGAGTCATCGTCCTTATTTTGCGGACCTCGACTAGCCATAACACCTATAATGAGTCCAATTCCAGCCATGCCTACGAAACCAGATGCTAACAGTTCCATCAACTTTTTGACTTTACTTACTAGAATATATTTTACGATTCGAACAGTGATAATAGAAAAAGAAAGAGATTCTCGGAACTTTATGATAACGGACAGCCCTCTGAAACGAAGAATTGATACATTTCTTCTGTGTCGGCCCATTCATAGCATTTCTGATTTTGCCATTTGAATCCATAGTTGCTCGCTTGTCGAAGATATTGCTGGTAGTAGTTGATCGGTTTTTGGTCATAAGCGCCAATCGCACCGTAGAATAACTCTAGTGCATCTAGCTCAATCTTGTTTTTTACAAAAACATCGAGTAATTCAATACCGTAGGAAGGCAAAATACTGGATACATATTGAATATCATCAACTTTACATCCTTGATCACACAACCATTGAAGAACCTGGATAATGCTATCTTCGATGGGATCTTCACTGACAAGATTAATGCTATTCAAGTATTCTTCTAAGAAGACAAAGAAATCGTCGATAGATCGAGGAGGCTCTCCTTCGCGTGGCCATCCATTACAACGAATGAATGCGAATGCCATATTAATTGCATCAGGTCCAAGAAAGCAGATGTCTTTCGGCATTTTAATTCAAGTCTAATCCAAGAGATTCTTCCATTTTTTCTAATGTCGGGTCAAGAGCAGCAGCACTAAACTGCGTTTTTATCAAAGCCTTACTTCGACTTTCATCGATCTCACTTCGTAATAGCGAGACCCTCGTACGGGGAGGGAACCCCGTGATGTAACCCAGTACTGTAAATGGCGGGAATTCATTTTTTTTATTTTGGTATGTTAAACACAAACCATGTCCGGAGGATATTTTCAGACAGCGTCATTATCGAATCTGTATTTCAACAATGCAGCTGCAGGTGATGCTGTCCTTCGCGCGGCCTCGAGCAACGCGAGTCTCCAACTCGGCGTGGGTTCGAATGTCGCCGCAATGGCGACGCTTAATTCAAGTGGAATTACCGTCGGGGGTTCTATAGCTCCTCGATCAAACAATCTCTATAATCTCGGGTCGGCGACCAATGCCTTTGCCAATATTTGGAGTTCGAATATCACGGCCAGTAACATCAACTTGGCATCAGTGTCCGTTTCGACTATTAATGCCAGCAATCTTACCCTCAAGACGGTGGCTACGTCGAACATTACCGCAAGCAATGTCATTCTCACCAATCTCTCTAGTGCCGCGGGTGCTGCTGGGGTTATCCCGGTGACAGGTATACTCGCTGCCAACATCGATCAAGCGACCCTCAATCTCGGTACCGCCACAGCCAGCACCGTCAACATTGGTACCGCGTCGGCGACTCAGACCGTCAACATCGGTACGGGCAGTGGGGTGACCACGATCAATATTGGTGGGGCCGGTGATACTGTCAATGTAGCCGGTACTCTAACCTATATCAACACCACTAGCACGACCACTAGCGACAAGTTCATCACCCTGAACAAGGGCGGTGCGGCCAATTCCGGGAGCTCCACGGGTTTCCTCATCGAACAAGCCGGAGCGACTGCTGGGTACATCCAAACGGATTCTACCGGTGCGGCCTTCCTCGTCAAAGCCCCTCAATCCGTGGGTACTGTGACTCTCGGTTCGTCGACCGCCGGTGGAAACCAGATATCCACCACCAAAGGTGGGATCCTCGTCGATGGTGCCATCCTCCCTGCCTCCAATGTCCTCTATGATATCGGTTCGTCAAATGCCCGTTTCCGTGACATCTACTTGAGCGGCAACACGATCAATTTGGGTGGAACCAAGATCTCGATCGACAGCACAACATCCAATGTCCGTTTTGCCGATTCCCAGAACAAGCTCAAAACCATCGTAGCATCGGCCTTGCAAATCGGTGATAACACCGTGACTGGTGCGCAGGTCTATACCCTATCGAACGTAGCCGGGGTCATCCAATTCATGTCAACGTCTAACGGTGTGACGACCGCAGCTCCCGTGGGCGCTTCCATCTCCAATCTCTACTCCTCGAACGGACTCATCGGTATCGGTAATAGCAACCCAGCGTATGCCCTCGATGTCGTGGGAACCATCAATGCCAGCCAGGTCTTAGTGAATGGAGCGGCATTGACAGTGGGAAGCGGTGGTAGCGGAGGTACGGGAACCGGCTCGATCCTCACAGTAGATCCCTCTCAGCTCTACACTATGAACCAACTCTCGAAATTGATGCCGTCTGACGCGAGTGCGAGCGATATGTTCTCTTATAACGCTATCGCAGTCTCGTCTGCTGGGGATCTCATGGCGGTAGGAGCGTCTCAAAAGAACTCTGGTGCCGGGAAAGTCTACATCTTCACCCGCAACACGGCTTCGGCTTCCAATGGCTGGTCAGCAGTGGCCTCGTCGGCTTTCGCTGTCAACGGCAGCGATGCGGGAGCGGCTGGCGAGAATCTCGGCTCCTCGGTCTCCGTGGCTCAAGACGCGAGCGGCAACAAAGTGGTCCTCGTCGGTGCCAGCGGCAGCAAGAAAGCCTACGCCTATGTGTTTACGACGACGGCAGTCGGCAGCTTGACGGCGAATAAATGGAATCGTGTCACGATCGCCAGTCAATCGGGCTCATTTGGTGCCTCGGTGTCGATCGTCTATGCTTCCGCGGTAAGCGGGTATTATGCGGCTGTCGGTGATAATGTCGCAGCAGGCAACGTGTATACCTATTTCCTGCCTGTCTCTTCGTATTCTCCTGCGGCGAGAACCACTGTGAGTGGAACCGGAGCCTCGGATTATGCCGGGTCCAGTGTGTCTCTCAGCGGTGACGGAGCCTATTTGGCGGTCGGTGCTCCCGGAGCAGTCAATGCTACTATAGCCGGTGGTGCTGTTCTCATCTATGCCCGTAGTGCTTCGGGAGCCACGGCCACCTACGCCCTATCCAAAACCCTGACAGCCAGTGATGCCGCCGCCGGTGCTCTCTTTGGTTCCGCTGTGGCTTTCGATGCCACCGGTGCCAATCTCGCCGTCGGTGCTCCCGGTGCGTCTACCAGCAGTGGTATCCAGTCCGGAGAGGTCTATGTCTATAACCGAGCGGGTTCCTGGTCCGAATCCAAGCTCCTCGCCGCCGAAACCGTCAGCGGAGATGCTCTCGGATCATCTATTACTATCGATGCCACTGGTCTCTATGTCGCCGCTGGTGCTCCCTATGCCGCCAACAACGGCCTCCCGAGCTCGGGTGCGGCGTATCTCTTTGCCTACTCCAATGCCTCGTGGTCCTACACCCAGAAGATCAAGCCCCTCGATCCCGCTCCCAATGTGTCGTTCGGCCAGATGCTATCGCTCACCAGCGGAGCCAGCTTCGTGACTGTCGGGGCCTATAACAATACCGCCTCGGCTGTCAGCTCCGGTGCCGTCTACTGGTACAACACCCAAGTGACCAATTTCCAGTTCAATTCCTTAAGTAATGCGGTCACGATTTCGACGAACAGCGGCAAGGTCATCAACGTGATCGGGTCCAACATCGGTGTCATGAACTCGAATCCCCTCTACCCTCTCGATATTTTGGGCGATGTCAACTTCACGGGAGTCATGCGATCCAACGGCATCCCTATGGCATCGTTGGCCATTAACTCCAACTCGGATCCTCACTTGGGCATCACCCCGGCGACCGTGATCACCGCGAATATTGCGGCATCGACTGCAGGAATCAGCTATTCTAATGCGTCATTGGGCAGCAACGCGCTCGTATTTCCCAGTAACACGACTTCCATCGTCTACATGCCCAATTCGGTCACAACCACCTCGGCGACAACGGGTATTACCTTCTCGGCACTGGTCAACTTTGCTTCTCTCGATTCATGGAGTCCTTTCATCAGCTTGAACAGCAGCGGGACACAACGTTGGCAGTTTGGTAATCATCCAAGCGGTTCCTTCTTCTTTTATCAGGTCAAGTCCGATGGTGACAATTATGGTATCACGAGCAGCACGTCGCTATTCACCGCTAATCAGACAGCCCTCTTTACCGCTTCTATGGCAGCCGATGGCACAATGGCCTTTTACAAGAACGGAGCGGCTGTGACAGCGGGAACACGCGCAGGATCATCGGCTTCTCGTGTCCCTACCAACTTTACGTACACCAACGTCTTCTTCGGACCTATTCAAGGATCCATCTTCTTCGCCGCGGTCTACAACCAGGTCTTGACACCCGCGCAAGTCTTGGCCCAATACAACCAGCTGAATGCGATCGCCCCTTCTTATGCCTACAGCCTTTATAAAAACGTGTCGATCGGGTCCAACTTGTACCTCGGTGTCGGGAAGACCAACGTCATCTACCCTCTCGATGTCGCCGGTGACGTAAATTTCACGGGCATCTTGCGGTCGAATGGTGTGCCGTATGTGGGAAGCCAATGGTCCTCGAGCAATGGCTACTTGACTTATAGCAGCAATGTTACCGTCGGTGGCACCTTGAATATTCAAGGTCAGCTCCTCCAGAACGGTGCCCCGTATCAGGGCAGCCAGTTCTCGACCGTCTCCGGCAACATCGTGTACTTGGGAGCGGGATCCAATCTGGGTCTCGGTGGCAATAGCAACGCGGCAGCGGCGCTCGATGTCCTCGGTGATATCAAGTTATCCGGCAATTTGGTGAATTCCTCGACCAGCTTGAACTTGGTGGGTAGCACCATCAATTGCGTCGTCAATTCGCTCACTCCGCCATCGTATATGACTTTCAGCCCTAGCGGGGCGGTCGCCACGGCGGCAACCAACGTATCGGTAGGTGGGCTCAATTACACCATTTACAAAATCAACAGCGGATGCTCGATGACTCTTACACAATCGGCATCTTGTTACTTGATGTTGGTCGGTGGTGGTGGTGGTGGGTCCGGTGGTGGTGGTGCCGGAGGTGGTGGAGGTGGTGTCGTCGTCTATGGTGCTGGCAGCAACAATGGTCATATCGCCTATAACTCGAGTGCTTATACTTTCGCGGCGGGAACCTACACCGTCAGCATCGGTGGGGGTGGTAACCCCGGTGCCAACTGGAGCAACGCCGGAAATGGTGGAGAGACGAAAATCGTGGATGCCAATAATAACGGTCCCACAATTGCTATCGGTGGTGGAGGGGGTGGCAGTGCCGGAAATGGCGGAAATAACGGCGGATGCGGTGGAGGTGGTGGAAACGGAGGCGCAATCGGTGTCGGTTCTCAAGGTTACAATGGTGGTCACAACGGTATCGGAGGTGGTGGAGGTGGTGCAGGTGGTGCCGGTGGAGATGGTGATTTCGGACCGCCTGGAAACGGTTATGGTGGTTCCGGGTATACATGGAATGTCGGAACCTACAGCGTCACGGTCGCCGGCGGTGGTGGAGGTGGTGGTCTCAACGTGCCCGGTGGTAGCGGTGGTGGTGGAGATGGCAGCTACTGGGGTTACTCCGGAAATCCCGGCGCGGGTAATACCGGTGGTGGAGGTGGTGGTACCAACGACATCTATGGTGGTGGCAATGGACAAAACGCATGGGGTGGGTCCGGTGTCATCTATCTGGCTGTGCCCAATGCGGCGACGGCTGTGTATGTCGGCTCCAACGCCTCGGTGGGTCTCGGCGGCAACACGGCTCCCCAGTACGCGCTCGATGTCAAGGGTGATGTGAATGTGTCCGGCAACTTTAAAGTCAATGGTACCAACCTCGGTGCGGGTCCCTCTGCCCAATATACTCCGGTGCGATATATCCGGTGGTGGATGAACGGTAGCTCGGTAGGTACCGGGAACGAATTCACAGAGTTGAAAGCGTTTGATACATCGTTTAATAACCTTGCCCTCGGCAAAGATGTAGCACCGGCAGTCGGAACGTATTCCTATGGAACTCCTTCGATGATCACAGACGGTGATTACAACACCCAAGCCAATTATCTGGCAATGACTGCAGGTCAAGCAGTCGCCATCACCGTCGATCTCGGTAAAATCTATACCAGTGTTGCGATGATCCAGCTCTGGGGTTACTGGTATGACGGACGTACCCGCAACGGGGTTCAAGTCGATGTCTCCACAGATAACTCGACCTGGAACACTATCTTCGGACCCCAGAACAGTGTCCTATGTACCGGCCTCGTCGTTCCTGTGCCTCTCGCCAATATCTCGATCCCCAACACGATCGTCAATAAGAACTGGAACTTTGCACAGTCGGATACCTACGGATCTGGCACCCCCTGGTACCAAGCGTCTATTTCGACGTGGACCGCTGGAACGACCAAATCGATTTCAGCTGCACCCCTCTGGACCACGCTCAAGACAATCGGATCTGGAAGCGGCATGACCTATGTCAAGATCGATATTACCGCCTTTGCCGAGTTTAACCAAGGTAATAGTGGTAATGGCGAATGGGATTGTGGATTTATCATTGCTCGCGGTACCACAACATCTAATTTGAAGCCGATTTATGTCGATAGCTTCCCCAACTCACTGACGAGCGATACCACAAACACCAATTATACTGGTACAGATGATATCGGAAATTCTGTTTATACTCGACTCAATACTATTGGCATTTATCCGGATCAAAATGTTGATTCTACTCCTCAAGAGCATTCGGCCTCGGTCATTGATAAAGTACAGAGTGGAGTGACCTATTATTATGCGATGATTCCCGTTGCCAGTCTATGTTCCAATTCGAGTATAACAATGAACGGATGTTATAATGCTGGTACAGGAGGATACTTGGAAAAAGGTCCTTCCTCCATTGTCGTCGAAGAAATGTTGACGGGCACTACTGCAGGTACCACCACCGTCGTGCACGGTGGGACGGTCCTTCAAGTCCTGAGCGTCACTACTAGTGACCAGACTCATTATAACACCTCTTCTTGGACGGACATCAGTTCTCTTCAAATTCAGATTACACCTAAGAAGGCAAACTCCAAGATCATTATATCAGGTACTGTTAATATTGGTGGTGGCACTGGAGACAGTCGTTGGACTGCATTGATGCTGCGACGCAATGGAACTAATCTAAGCAGCGGTACTTCTCTTGGAACAGGAGGAACGCCTTGTTTCACAGCTGCTCAAATCAACGATACGTTTATGGATTACATGGTTGTTCCCATCCCCATTAATTACGTTGATACACCTGCCAGCATGTCTCAACAAACGTATACAGTTGCGATTAATACAAATTTGGGAGGTGGAAGCGACCGATCTGCATACCTGAATCGCTGCGAACGCAGCGGTGATGATGCTTATCGGCCTGTGACCGTCTCGACCTTCACAATTATGGAAATCGACTCAGAAGACACCCTCTTGACCTCGACGGGTACTTCACTGCAGGCGATCAAAATGAACTACCGCGCTTCAGTCACCTCTAGTGGATCAACTGTGGCGACGGGTTGGCTCGATATGGTGAATAATCTCAGCACTACGATATGCAACGGTGAAAACACCTATACACCCGGCTATCAGCTCGTACCGACGACTGTCACAGTCAGCGGTAATAGCATCAAGGGTCTTAAGGTTTCACAGCCGGGTATTTACACGATCCATGTACAGCTAGCCTTAGCTGGATTCGGCCATTTCGACTTGGCCTATGTACGAAGCGGTGCCATGTATGCCTTCTATTACAGTGCCAACGAAACCTACAACGCCTACAGTCAAAACACCGGAAGCGTCAGCATCTCGCTCAATGCGGATGATGTTATTGTAATGTATTCAACTCAACCTATATATGCTAATACGACAAGCGAATCATTGAGTCCCACGGTGACTGTTCCCTTGTCGACGATCTCCATCAATTTGGAAGGCGGTGGCAACGGAATTGCTACGACCAGCTCTCCCGGGTCGGTGCAAGTCGGCAGCGGTTTGAGCGTGACTACTGGTGGAGTGTTATCTTTGGCACCTGCAATTGCTATCTTTGAAGAATCCTTCCCAAGTCAACAAGACTATACCAATTCTCTCGGTAATGTTGCCACTTGGAATACTCGAATTCTGAATAGCACACAGTTCAATAATTCCGCATTGACACTAAGCAACAATCAAATCACCATTCCGATTGGAACCTATCTGGTACGCGCTAACCTGACAACGACAAATGCACAGCTATTTAAGAGTCGCTTGTACAATGTGACAACCTCTACAGAAGCGCTGACAGGTTTGGTTGGCTTTGGTCAGAATCAAAATAATCTCGCGAATTGGCCAACGATTCGTTCTGAAATTGAAGGTGTGATTGTAGTATCGGCTCAGAATGTGTTTGCTTTGCAACAGTATTATACTTTAAATATTGGCGCAAATGAAGGTTGGGGTGTCGGTGCGGGAGACAATGAAATATATGCCCGAATCAGCTTCATGAAAATCGCATAATCATAATCATAATAACTCATATCTTATTCATTTCTTTCGCCAACTATGCGCTATGTCGTCATACTTGCGGGACGATTCTACGGTGCCACCACGTACCATCATAAAAACGATGCAAAGAAAAAAAGATGATTCATATAAGTAAAAGATATGGCGGCGATATTGGGTTCCGGTCCGACCGTCAACTCGCTATATATCAACTCAAACGCATGTGTCGGTATCGGCAAATCCAATGCCGTCTATCCTCTCGATGTCGTCGGAGACGTGAACTTCACCGGGATCTTGCGTTCCAACGGTGTGCCCTATGTCGGTAGCCAATGGTCGACGAGCAACGCGTATCTGACCTATAACAGCAACGTCTCGATCGGCGGCAACCTCAACTTTAATGGTGCACTCATGTCCAACGGAGTCGCCTATGTCGGCAGCCAGTGGTCGACGAGCAATGCGTATCTGACCTATAACAGCAATGTATCCGTCGGTGG